AAACTCCTTACTTATTAATCTTATTCAAAAGATTTCTAAATTGTGTTGCTGTCCTCGGATCGCTTGCTAGTTTATCAACTGACGTTGCTTGTGCCGCCATTGCTTTACGCTGTATCGGTGATAGTGTTTTGCCTTGACTTGCTTTATCTACTGCATCTGCTGCTTGTTGTCCGGTTGCACCACCTAAGTTCTTTTTACCTAGACGTTGCATAGATTGTGCTTTCTGTGCTGATGGTGCTGCTGATTTGTTCGCTCTCATCTCACCCGGAGACATAGTACCACCACCAGAGTATTCTTCTCGCACAAGACCTAATAATTCTTTAATTTTTTGCTCATCGCGGTCACGCAATGAACGCATTAGATTGACATAATCAGGAAAGTCAAGAGACTTCATACGATCACGCACATCATCCTCGGATGCACCAGCCATATCAGCAATATTTGTTAGGCGTGTATTGTATGGTGTTGCTGTTTCACTTAGCATTGCTTTTTCTATATCTTTTCTTAATGTCATTTTCTCTCTACCTATTTAGTGACTTCAATCTACGTGAAGCTGGATTCATACGTTTTGTCATCTTTGACTTTCTAGCCATTCTAGAACCCATTTTAGCTTTAGTACGTGCTAATGTAAAACGCTTTTTAATATCTACTGGTTTAAAACACGATGTTGGGTTAGCGACTGTTTTGCCCTTTAGTCTACCACTTGAACAACGATACTTACGAACAACTGATTTACCTTTACGGGCATATACAAGTTTCGCTTCGTCTAGTTCTTCCTGTGTTCCAATAATTTCTTCAATAAGCATTAGAATGTTACCTTAAATACAGAAGTTAGTAGTGCGATTAACATAGTACCAAATAATGTTGACACTGCCCATACTACTACTTTCTTTAGCTCACTGATATCTTCTTTAATATCAGTATGATTTTTTTCCATCTGCGTTTCGACTCGTGCAATTGACTGGTCGATGTTTTTAAATCTTTCGTAATTTGCTGCAACATGCACATCAAGTTTTTCTGCTTCAACACGTGCTAATTTAGTTTCTATTTCAGACATTGTAGGGCTCCAATGATTAATTGTTTCTTGTATTTATCATTGTAGTTTGTTTTATTTATCTACGAATAAAAAACCCGACACAATAAATGTATCGGGCCTAACATCTCTTGCTTAATGTGTGTCCATATACTGTACGATACTGTAACTATGTACATGTGACCCCAAGACCATCAGATGAGTGGGTGCGTACCAAAGAGAATTATTTACAGTATGTCTGACATTGTAAATTGAATGTTTAAACCAGTTACTGGCTCTAAACCTACGCCATCTATTGCAACGCCAGTAAAAATCTCTTTAAGAATAGCAACTGAGTCACCGTCTCTTTCAAAAATTCTACCGTGTTCAACAGCAAACTTAAAGATCATTCCTGGACCTGTAAGCGTTGGAGCAAGTCCATCAAGTGTTACTGTTAGTGGGTTATTCATAATTACTGGTTGTGCTACTAGATTGATTAAGTTACATACGTCATCAAAATTTTGTTGTGATTGGTCTGCTACATCACCTGTAGCAGTAATATCTAAACCTTTAACATATAATGTGTAAAAGTTAATATTACCTGATAAGTTCTCGCCTGCTTTTGCAGCGCCATGAATTCTTGCCATTGTTATTTTCTCCAATGTTAATTATAGTAGTATTTATCTTGTAGGCAATAAAAAAGACCCAGTAAATTAATACTGAGTCTTTTGTTTTAACCTGGGGGGTTTAAACTTAGTAGTCGAAATCTGCTACTGTGTAACCTGCACCTAGAGCTGCCTCTAGTGTTACTGCTGTCCATGCGCCGTTGTTTTCAACTGCGATGCGGCCGCCGTCTGCGCCTAGGATTACTACTGTTGCACGTGTTGAAGCTGTTTCAACAAGTACTTTCATGTCTACTGCTGATGTGTGTGTTACAGTAAAGTGTGTTAGTGAACCTGTTAGGAATTGACCTGCGTCATATGATTCGTGTGCTTTTGCCATTTTATTTCTCCATTAAATGTTTGCGAGACTACGTGTCTCTATACTATTATTTATCTTTTTTGTTCAGTTATTTGTCCCTAGATTGGAATTTTCCGCCAAGTTTTCTACCTGTCTGATATGATGTTTTGCCCAGATACGAACCTAGTTTACCTGCGCCATAGATTGCGCCAGCTGCCGCAGCCGCTTTGACAATTGGCTTATTCCAAATCTTTTTCTTTTTGTCTTTTTTGTCATCGATGATGAAGTTCCCACGCTTCTGAAACTTTAGAAGTGCTGGTGTAAGTTCACTACGCATTGCTGATGAACGCATATACTGTGCCATACGTGTTACTACTAGCGCACGTTGATTTTGATTTAGATTATCCCAATCACCTACTAATCTACGCATAGATTTTAACATGCCATCCTGTACGTTCAACTGTCTCTCTAAACGCATTAGCATAGATTTTTCGAAACTAGCATTAGATTTGTTTGTGCCGATATGATTTAAGTAACGCATCACGTCTGCTTTCTTAACACCGATACGTGACATAGCAACTTTATCTTTATCACTAGAGTAGTCTTGGTCTTTGCCCATAAGTCTATTAAGAGCAATATACAAGTCTGTTCCGCTTGTTCTAAAGTAATCAAAACTCTTGAATGCGCCTGTACGACTAGCATACTCACTGGCCAATGGCGCAAAGTCATAATCTTTGTTGAATACGTTTAGCATCATCATCTGTACGAATGCTAGATTTGCCGCATCATCTACATTTACGCTACTTGCGATCTTTTTGTTTCTAAATAAACGACTTTCAGTAAGTTCATGTACAAGTTGTAGCTTGTTGTCATTATTTTCTTCAAATGTGTGACCACCTTCAATTTGAGCCCACTCATTTGCTGTATATTTTTTCTTACTCATCATTCATCTCTTTAAATCTATCAGCAAGTTCTTTAATCTTATCACTTGCATATGTTTTACAGCATCTAGGAATAAATGAGTGCAAAGTAATTGCAACCACCGCAATTTGAAGTTCTAACGCAATACCCATTGCAAATCGTGCATGTTGCAGGGGACCCATTTCTGCTTCTTTTAGGTGTACTTTGCATTCTTTACTAAACATTTTATCGTTCCTTACTCATATTTGCAGCACTGAATCCACTGCGATTTACTAATTTACTGTCACCTTGTCCGATAACATAGCCTTCGCCTCCACGCTCGCCAGCTGTATATGCTTCTACATCTGCCTCTGCCGAGTCTAACTGTCCGATGATATCATTTTTTACAGCCATTAAATTTGTAATAACTGTGAATAGTGCTTTCATTCCGTCTGCGTTATTGTTAACATGGTTTGCCATACGTTCACGCATTGGCTCTGACATTTTTTCATTTGCTAACCACTGACCCCAATCACTTACTAGATTGTCTAACTTACGTGCTTTTGTCATGTTGTTAACATATTTGTATAGTGCATTTTTAAATGAACCTAGCTTATTAGACTTTAAGAATTCATCTTCTAGTAAAGAATCAATCTTTGATGCATTTTGTCTTGCAAATGCTGTTACTTTGTCTAAGTTGTCTGCTTCTACTTTAGGCGCTTGTGTGACTGTTACAGGCGGCATGATAAGCAATCTACCAGCGTTTAGTTCTGATGCATCTACTTTAGATTTAGAACCGTCAAGTTCAATCTTAGCATGTAGTACTACACCTGATTGACTTTGTGCAATTTGCTTACCAATGTCACTCTTTTGTTTAACACGATATGTAACAATGTTTGGAGTAAACTCATAATGTCCATCATCAACACGTGGTGTTGTAAAGTACAACAAGTCGCCGTGTACGTAGCCTCTGAAGCTCTCAGGTGTCGCTGCTTCGTAGATATCCCAGATGTTTACCATCTTCTTAACGAATGCTTTACGATTTGCGTCTGGTGCTTCTTTGCCTCTACGTAAGAACATAGATGACATTTCTTCTTTACTTGTTACTTTCCCGTCATAACCTTTTGCACCAAATCCACTCTTATCTGTTAGAATAAATTCGCCGTTCTCATTACGACCAAAGATAACTGCTGGCGAGCCATCCCATTTGACTGTAATATTTTCTGGTGATGTTTCTAAATCTTTGAGTGTCTTAATAGATTTAGCAATACCTCGTGAACCATACCAGATAGCAAAGTCTTCTACGTGTTGAATACGTGCATCGGACTCTTTAAGATTATTTTTCTTTCTAAAATCATCTACATCTTTTTGTGCATCTTTGCTTCTTTTCTTAGCTACCTCAGCATCTTTGACGTTATCCGAGTGCATCTTATCTACGTCGATACCTTTTCTCTTTAACTGTTTGTTAAAGTTTGCTCTGCCGAAAGACTCGCCTAGTTCAGTTGGAACACCTGCATTCTGAATGCTTGGATTATCTTTGAAATTCTTAAAGATAGATTTAGCTACGTCTGCTGGATAGTTCTTCTTAACTGCCGCATATAGTGACTCAAAGCTATACAAATCATCTTCGTTGTCTAGCTTTAAAATCTTTGCCCAGTCTTTAGGATCTTTGAATGGACCTTTGACGATCTCATTCTTGTTTGCTTTCGTGTGTCCAATGCCATTCTTCTTTTCAACTGGTCTGCGAATTACACGCACCATGCCGTCTGAAGGAGAGAACATCCAACGTTCCATTTCTAATGGTCTACCGTCTGATGTTGTTTCATCACTTGCTTTAACTTCTAGCGCACCAGCAATTGAAGCAATCATAATATTACGATGAATGCCTTTATAGTTACTGTGTCTGCCGTCTTGACTCATTTCTTTTGAGTGTGGCGAGTGATAGTAGTTCTTCATAAAGTCTACGTCACCCGGCATAAAGTCGATTTGTACTTTTCCAGTACGTTCTTTTCCTTGCACTTGCTTACTGTCATCATAGTTAACGATGTCAACTACTGTCATAAACACACTTGACTTTTTAATTTCTTGAATACTTGGTGCTGCTTCTAGTCGTTCTGCAAAGTCTGCAATCTGATCTTTATCTAGCTTAACTGCAATATCGATATCACCGGAGAATTCTTTCTTACCAACAGAACCAAGAGCATTCTTCAATAGAGGAATGCCCAATTCTTTTTCAAGTTTTAATAGTGTAGGTTTGATTTCCGAATGATGAATTATGCCAACGCCCGGCATTGCACCGCCTTCATTAATAGTGGCATCAAATAAACTAGACATACGTTTATGGAATGACTTTTGCTTTAGGCGAGGCTTACGTGGACCTCTAAATCTACGTTCAATACCCTGACTTAAAATAATCTCACTAATCTTCATAATTGTCTCTTTCCGAATGGGCTTTCTCCAGTCAACTGGGGACGAGAAAACCACAATTTAAACCATTCAGGAGTGCCGGGCTGTATATCATTCTTACGTTGATATTCGCCTTTTTCCGTGCCAGTATGAGAGATATTCTCCTGATGTTGTGATACATCATAAGGCTTGTATATCCCAGCAAGAACTTTTAATTTTTTTAGTTGTGTTTCTAAATCCACTTACTTCTTCTTTGCACTAGTCATGCCTCTCTTAAACTTACGAGGGTCTTTGGCACGGATACTGTTGACTAAACGCTTAGTCAAATCAGACGCAACGTCTTCGTCAAAAGTACGTTCAATGTACTCCATTAGATTAATTGCGCCAGCAATAATGTGTTCACCCTTTTGTTCAACAAGACGCTCTTTATCTAGTGAAATAGAATTAAGTTCTTCAAACAGGCTTTTGCGCTTAGTCATGATAAATCTCCGTTATAGTGTATTTATCAAGTTTCGTCAAAAGCGGAACGAGACTTAGTTTTGAGCATTGCTCTAAGCGATGATGCAGCTTGCCCGTTGTCCATAACAGGCGTATCATCGTCTTCTTTAGTAACAGTTGTCTTCTTACGTAGTTGATCCACTACACTTGAAGTACCTGAACTAGTAATATTGTTGTCTGAATTTTCACTTGTATCATCTGAGATACGCAAACTATCTCTATCGAATACAAGATTTACTTTACTACCTACACCAGATGATGAACGTGTTTTTAGAAGTTGCAATTGATACTGACCACGCTCACGCATAGCATTAGATGTAAAGATACCAATAACGTTATCTGCTGTTTGAATTTTAGAGATACCGCCTGCGATATGTGAGTGATCGAATTCAATTTCTTCAACTGCACTACGGTTCAACTGTGATGCTGTTACCAATACAGACCCAGTCTCCATAGCGAAGTTACGCATTTCTTCTGTTACATATTTGTCTTTAGTATAAGTATCGCCTGCTTGCACTTTCATAGTAGCAGGAGTAAGAAGGTCGAGATAGTCAACGCACAAACAATCGACCTTCTTACCTGTCTGGATTTGTAGTTCTTTCAGATATGACCTAATGTCATTAACGCTTGACCCTGATGGGAGATATTTGATTCTAAGCTGTCCGGACTGTTTACCTTTTGCTTTGACCATCAGTTCCACTTCGTCTAAACTCTTAAAGATGCCTTTTGTACTTCTGTCCGTCTGCATTGCATACATACGCATCGATGAAAGCGATTCTGAAAGTTCCAGAGTGATGTAGACACAATTAAGACCAGCCTCTGCCCAATTCAGACTCATATTTTGCATGAAAAGTGATTTGCCTGCGCCAGAGCCCCCTGCAAAAATCGTGATCTCCCCACGATTAATGCCACCATATAACTTATCATCAAGGGCTTTCCAGCCTGTAGTCATTTGACCGTTATCGTCTTTCAGTCCTTCCAATACACCTCTAGGGTCAGCAAAATAATCTGTACCCAATGAACGTGCCAGTCCGGTTTGAACTGCTTCCTTGATTCTAAGTTCTACTTCACCGTATTTGCCAGTCTCCAACAAATCAGCACTATCGATAATAGCCTTCTCAATAGCCTTATGTCGGCAGAATGTTTCAAATTCATCAACGAACCATTCGATATGCTGGTCGATGTTATCCAGTTTTTCTACAGTTACTCCCGTTTCTGCCTTGACCATTTCAAGACTTGGGATAGATGAATATTCATCACTGTGTTCGATCAACTGCTTGACCACAGGACGGACGCTGCGGTCGAAGTATTCAGGCTTAATGATACTACGAACCCTTGAATAAAGTTCTGGATCACTAAACATGAATTGTACGAATAGTTGCTGTAAATCTGAGCTATAGTTTTTTACTTCTGACATTCTTCTACTATATCAAAAAAGGTTACAATTGTCAATAGAATTTATTACTAATTTTGAAAATGCATTGTGTGCTTCCTCACCTGGATGCCCACCGTCTAATGCTCTTGGATAATCACTTCTTAAACCAAAATCGTAATCTTCTATTTTTACGGGACACCATGACATCTGATTATACTCTTCTTTTTTTATCTTTATGTGTATATTTGGTATACCTTTAGAGTTTAAATGACTTTGTGCAAGATATATCTGTTTGTTGAATGTCACGTCTTGGTCGAATTCATTTGACATTAAAAGAAAATCTAACACATTTTTATCATCACTCCACGGACCATAATCTTCGAATTTTTCATTTTGAAATATTTCAGTCCAACGGCGATTATAAGACCACAATACAACTACCAAGTCATCCACTTTATAATCGTCATATTCTAATATCTTATATAATATTAATTTATTAGACGCACCCGGCTGTGATAAATTTCTTGTCTTTATATTATAGTGATTGCCGACTAGTTTTGCCCATACCAAGTTACTTGGTTTTTTTCCAGGTAAATTAGGTGGTATGTGACAGTCGGGCAACCCGTGACCAAAAGTCATACTGCATCCAAACGCTATCAGCCTAGTAGGTTGTGATAATATGGTCTGCGATCCCATGCTTTAGTGTTTCCTCTGGGTTCAACCAGCAATCACTTTCCGGAAGTAACCACTTACGAATATATGCTTCATTTTTACCAGTACATTTCTTATAGTGATCCATCATACGCTCTGTTGATAGTTCAAACTCTTTTACAATAGACATTAGTTCATGTTCTTTGCCGCGTGATCCCCAAGAGTATTGGTGTGACATTACACTTGTATTCTGCGTGATGTAACGATGTCCTTTTTCACCAGCCATCATTAGTAGTACACCACACGATGCAATCATACCCATGCCATATGTATACACTGGGATTTGGGATTGTTTAATTACATCAATCAAATGAAACGCACTATTTACTGCGCCGCCCGGCGAGTTGATATACAAGTGAATTACATCTGGGCGCGTATCTTCTGGCATCATATTGTATTCCATAATCATCTTGACCAATGGCATACAGTTTTCTTGATTGAACTCTTTGTCCATGAAAAGTACACCCGCATCGTACAATAGTTCACCAGGTTTCTTAGGAGGCAGTGGGGGTTGTGGCATTGGCATTGGCTGAGGCGCTGGTGCTACTTTTGGCGTTGGTATTACTTTGTTTGGCTCTGTTTTATTTGGAGCTTTTTTTGTTACTTTTTTCTTTTTAGGTTCTTTAGCCATTTATTTTGAATTCCTATCCTAAACGCATCTTTACGTTAATCTTTGTACTATTACTTATGCTTCCGTCGATTATACTTTTGAGAGTATAAAGTTTACCATATCTTTGTATTGCATCACCTGCATCTTTTAAATCGTCTTCCCATCTTGGGAAAGAAACTGACCAGCCATTTTCAATTGCTTGCTTGATTAGTTTCTCGCCTGCTTTGTCTCTGTCGGGGCAGACAACGACTTCACCCTTAAACTGATTAATATAATCAATTTGTGTATCACTTGCTTCGTTACTCATAATCGCTACTGCATCTAAACATGCCGCATCAATCGTGCCTTCTGTTACTATCAAGTATTTTCTATTTCGTTTGATAGCATCTATATTGTAGAGAAAGTCTTTTGGCGTTTTGCTCATATACTTAGCTTCATTCTTACCAGTAAAGTCTCTGCCACTATATCCAACAACTCTATCGCCTTGGTAAAAAGGAAAGATAACTCTTTGTCTGAATACAGGATGCGGAGACCAATAAGTTTCTACAAAATCGTATATGCCCCTATCTAATAGATATTTAGCGGCTGATATAGCACGTACATCTGGTTCATCATCACGTAGTATATCTTCTAATAATCGTGCGCCTTCGGGAAGTTCACATTCTTTAAATGATGGTATACGTGTTGTTTGTGTCTTACTAATGAATAATGTTGGACCATCTGCTAATTCTTTTTGTCTAATAGCATCAAGTTGTAATCGTTTAATATCACTTTCTGGCATTCCCAGATTGCGTAGTAATACTAGCATCTTCTTATTAAGAACCCTACCAGATTTATGTGACGCTGTAAATCCGCAATTAAAGCAATGATATGATACACTTTCGTTGTCACTTCTGATACCGCCACGTTGACGTGTATCATTACGTGCTTCGCCATTATCTACACAACATGGACAGTTAAAAGACAACCATCCACCTGATGATTGTCTTCGCTGATGTGGCAAATGTGAATATATTGCTTGTTGTAATTCCATAACTATAATATAACAGTTTTACAGTTGAGTGTCAAGCAATTTCGTACCAATTATCTTCACGTTGCATCATTTGTTCGTAGAATTTTTTGTGTGCTTTGATGTAGTCAGGTTTGTTTAAACGCTCAATTATAAAGTCACGATTTTTGAATTCATCGCTCATTACATATTCACTAAACAATTTTGAATACAGTTCTTCATTGTATCTATCGTAAGCGAATGCATACTCTCCCCACACACGCTGCGCTTCGTCGAATTCTTCTAATGTTAAAATTTTTGATGTATGAAGTGATGTAAGAGCAGGTTGAGTTACGATGTAAGCAGGCTTTTGATTGCGTAGCATTTTATTATCCTTATTATTGATTACATAATAAAGATAACACGATTCGCTATATTGTCAAGTATTAATTGCGTAGCATCACTTTCGTGATTTCGCCTGATGTCTTTGTATATGAAATACGAATCCAATTAACATTAGCACGAACAACATATCCCTGAACACCAGTTTCATTGTTGATACGAATATTTGCATCATACATAAGCGATGGAATCAAATCAAACCAATCATCATCATTTGTAGATGGTTGAACTGACAGGTCTCCTTGAATACTAACATCACCCGTAAATCCATCAAAATACAGTGCAAATGTATGAATTGAACGTGACTTAATTGTGTTACCACTACCATCGAATACAGTTGTTACGTACTTCTGACCATCATCATAGAATATCTCAGTTTCTTGTGAATCCTCAAACTCTGGATAAACATCATCAATAACTTCGATTGTGCCTTTAGCATTATCATATGTATCAGTATAAATGATTTGTTCTACACCATCTTCAACCGTGTACATAGCGAATTGATAGAAACCTTCTGGAAGCATGATAAAATCTGCAGCATAAAGAACTAGGGAACACATTCCTTTTGTCGCATTAGTGATTGTTGGATATCTGAACAACACATTTTCACGACTTTCACGGTCATACATTTTCCAGATAATTGTTTTTCCAGCCAAATCGATTGGTTTTCTATCTGTGTCTTTAATCTTAAATCTAAGAGTATTATCTATACCCTTGTGTAGTTTGTGGTGTCCGTCATACATTGGCATGTTTCCTAGGTAGTTGTTCATAGTAGTGGTGTTGTTCCCGTCCAAACACACTACTTCGATTTCTCGCTCATATTGAAATACATTATAATTAATCATAGTTGTATTTATCTCCCAGGAGCACTAAATTTTTTTGTATAAATATAATTATGATTGATGATGAAAAGGCCAAATGGATACAAGAGAATTATCCGTTCTTCTCTTGCTTACGTTACGGCAAAAAAGAATATATTGAGTACATTGGTATTTTAATTAATACTGATAATGTAATTACCTCTATGTATAATTTTGAAGCGATACCAACTCCAGAATTGCGAAAAGAGTTTATTGAACTTGGAGAACAGTGGTGGTGGGAGTCAAACAGACTTATACCAATTAACTTGTTCTTGGGATCACAAATTTCAGTTTATAAAAACTGGATTACGAATATGAATTCTAAAGATGTGCAAATTATGTGGGGACCAGAAACGTCATTGAATAATATTATTCAAAAACGTATTAAGCGCCGCTCTGTGCAACTTGTTCGCAAAATAGATTAAGCTGAACTACGATACTTACTGCATACGCCACCGCGTGTGCTTTTTTAAAATAGTAAGCATCACCTGATGGTTTAATCCATACTTCTGATTTGATTACTTCTTTAGTTTCATTCAGCAAATGTCTTTTTGCTGGACGAATAATAGCCAGTACCTCTGCAAGTTCCATAACACTCTGTGGCTTTAAAATACGCAATACATCAATATGATTTGAAACGTGTGCTAAATTCTCTACAACTTCTGGATGTTGAAATAGATCCCAAACAGGTTCACGTTCCATTAACTTAATTAGATGCTCTTCATCACGGACACCATTGTATAGTGAGTTATTAAGAAAGTCTAGTTTGAAATATCCTCGTTCTTCTGCTTCTTTATACTCAATGCTTGCTAAATTAGATGCAGGATCATGTGGTATCTTACTAACATAAACACCACTATTGTGCTTTGTGTATACACCGTTCTTATTGATAGACGCAGGAATGTGTTGCAGTTTTTCTAGAACTACATCACGGTTCAATACATCAATATCAATATCTGTTTGTGTTTTCATTTCCATACCATTATAAACATTGCGGCATCATCTTCATATTCAAAATATATGTCGCCTCGATGTGCTACATAGTATCCTTCACAATTACTATTACACCAATCAATTAATTCAATTAACATACCGCTACCCGGTACAAGTTCTTTTTCAAACTGTATACCATCTTTAGTTACTGGAGTCCACTTTAGAAACTCTTTGTTATCAAAATCAGAAAAAAACTTTCGTCTATCTCTTACTTCGCCTCTAATTTTGCGAAGTCTATCAAGTAAGTCTTTTGTTCGTTTACCATCACGCATTGTATGGTTTGATTCTGTCATATATTGCAATGTATTTCGCTAGTCTCTCAGGTACATTCTCAAAGAAAACTTTGTATGTTCTATTGGTAACGCCCATAAAATGTTCAAATTTTCTATCATTATACTCTTTTGCATACGCTTCGAACTTTTCAGAATCTACAGTTCCATAACAAGATATTGTATCTTCATTGAATTTTGTTATATCGCCTATATTAAAGAGTTTATCTTTTGGAATAATGTTATTAATCGTTCTTATTTGTACTACTCTGTTAACAAACATTTCACAAAATATATCCCAGTCTATGTTTATATAACTAGGATGACTTGTAAAGTATTCATTACATGTAGACATAAGCATAGTATCAAAGTTATCATCAAGAGTCAAGCACTTTGATTTAGTATGAGTGAATTTATTTGAAATAGTTCTATATTTTGTACTGTCTGGCATGTAAGTATGCGTGTTAAACATAATACTTTTTCCAAGATAATTCGGATCATTTAAAATAGTATCATAGTGAATAAATACATGATGCGCTAACATTAGTTCTGTATAGTTCTCAACATGCTCATACCCACCACCTCTGAGACTCAGAGGGTACTTATTTCTTGAGACTATCGAACTATTTGCGTTCCAATATTTTTTTTGGTATCCAAATACTGATTCAGTAGGATCAATAAATTCATCTACTGCATGTGAAATTATGCCACAAATATAATCTCCGTATGTTCCTGGCATATATTCTAATAGATGGGTGTCATAATTACTTAATACTTTAGGTATCATTTTGCTATTACTTTACTTCTACACCTGCTGTAAGTTCACAATATTCAATTTGTCTATCACGTGGCGGAGGCTGTACTCCACTCGCAAGCACAATAGAACACACATGTTCTAGACGTTCGATGTGTTCAAACGCACTCCACGGATCTTTACCAATAGATGTAACGCCGTGTGCTTCTTGTCCTACGATATCATATTGTGGGGTGTCACCTTTTTCGAATACACCAAATCCTTCACATGTTACATGTGCTAGATCAACTGATCCCGGTGTTTCATACCCTGTGTTATGACCTACTTTAGAATAACGTGTTAGTTCTGGGAACTCACGTGTAACGTATCGAAGGTCCCAACCAGCGTACATGGCTGCCACACAGCTTGTAGGGTGCAAGTGTAGCACACAACGATATGGGTCTGGTGTTTCTGTATCATTGATTGTGTCTTGTAGAATGCGATGTAGATTAATTTCAGTTGACGGTGTACGCTGTCCTGCGTATGTTTCAAAGTTTCTGAAGCCACGTTCATCTACACTGCCGTTCCATTTTAGTGTAAGTAGATTCTCCCACTCAATCTTAAACTTTCGAATACCCGATGGACTGACATAGATATAGTCTTTATGTCCTTCATAGATAGAACAGTTACCATCACGGGTAGTAATCCAATTGCGGTTATACGCTTCACGCATTACATCACCAATAAGTGTCTTCATTTATTCAAGTCTCCCATGGAAATTCAATCCAATATTCTGTTTCGTCATTAAGTTCTATACTCCAATAGTCGGTGTCTACAATTGAATTTGGATCACTAATCAGTGAAGCGAATCTTACATTGTTATGCCAAGTTTGTCCCCAACGTTCATTATTGGGGATGCAACCAGATTGCCAATCTTTCATAATCCATTCCATCGCATCACCGCCGCGATTAATATCATCAATGATTAAAATGTTTAGTGGATCTTTTTCATACCCGTATGCATCTTCTGCCATCCAGCAATTACTTTCAGTATTTTCATCAAGACCTTCGGCTCCAAGCTGAACGCATAGAGTATGCATTGGAATACCAGTCATATGAGAAAGCATCACAGCAGGAACTAATCCTCCACGTGTTATACCAACAATATAATCTGGTCTCCAGCTATCTTTATACATAGACATAGCAATATCTTTAATTGCACGTTCTACTTTATTCCAATCATATGTAAGTGTTTTCATCATGTTTCCTCCGTACCTGGTCTATCTCCACCAGTTACTTTTGATATGCCCCATGACCCATCTGGGTTTTCTTCCCATCGTAAGTCATCGCCTTCTTTCCATCCAAGTTGATCTAGTAACCACTGTGGTAATTCAATGAATGGTTCGCCAGTATCGGGGTCTTCTTGTATTACAAGTGTAGACCTGTCTTCTACTGAACTTACACGTTTAGTACTCATAGTCCTGCCTCCTTTAATACCATCTGTACAAATTCTACATCTTCTTGACGCATAGAGAACTTTCTCTGCCAGAATGTTGGTTCTAAGTATTCCATAATCATATTTTGCTCATGATCTGTCATTGCTGCAATAGATGCATCACCAGTATCACAATTAAAAATAATCCAAGGGCTGATTCGTCCGGATTTGATCCAATGTATAAGACGCGGCCTACTAATTTCCCTAAAGAATACATTATACGGTCTATCATTTTCTCTGCTCCATTGTTGCATCAGTAGTATACCACGTTCTACTGCACGTTCTGCTGTTTCCTTTTTGTTAAGTTCACGAATGTAAGTTTCGTACACTGCGTCACTGCACCATTTATCAAGTGCTATACTATTAGTTATCACGAAATCAACAAAGCGTTCTGGGTCGATTGCATTTATATCTAGTGTATGTTTACCGAATCGAGTGAACCCGGTATAGTAATTTGATTTACAAAAGTGTTCATATGTCTTTTGTTTAGTTGCTCCTTGAGTAATTTCATAGAAACGATTATACGCAAGAAAACCCAGACGAACATATTTTTCATCTCGGTTAATCCATCTACGTTTCTGTTCACACAAATGTACTGCAAGTGTTTTCTCTCGTTTGAAAGATTTCTTACAGAACTGGCATTCAAAACTCATTTCTTTTTACGCTTCTTTTTACCAAAGATTTCATCAATTGATTTATCATCCATAGCCATATCCATTGCCATCTGTTTGATATCATCATCGCTGTTTAGCTGTCTAAACAATTCAACTTCATCTACTTTCATATGAGGATATTGTTCTGATACAAATTCAGATATCTTATCTTTTTTCTTTGTTGATGTTGGCGGCTTGATCCATTCATGAAACTGTTTCTTGCCTGTGCCCGTGAGACACATTAGCTTCCA